CGTGCTGCCTCCATGTTCGGGCGGCCCATGGCAATGCCGCGCGACATGGCGTTACGGGCAACCCCGCCAAGCGCGTTCCCGCCATAGAGCGCCATCAACCCGGTCAGGGCATCGGACTGGTTCTGCGGATCGCGTGGGTCTGGCATCGTGCCCGCAGGCGTGTTCAACAAGCGGGAGAGCGCGTTGACCGGCTCTGTCACCATATTCGGCATGGCCCATCCGCCAGCCGTCTCGCCTTGCGGGTTGGTGTACTCGGCCAGGAAGGGAAGCATGGCGGGGCGGTGTGTCAGTTCCCAGCCGTCGTAACTGTTGCTCGGGACCGGTGCGCCACGCGGGGTGAAGGTGTCAGCCATGGATTAGCCCTTGCAGATTGCGCCATAAACTTTGTTGTGCGCGATTACTTCGCGCCGGGTCTGAGCCGTGTCCTTGGAACTGTTGGAAATCGGGCGAAAGACCTTACAGCTTCCGTCAATCCCTTGTGTACTTGTCGCGCAGCCGGTCAACAGGGACAGACTGCACAGAGCGGCGCACGTCATCAGCTTTTTGCGCATTGGCTTCGACCTTCTTTTCGATCTGGGCAACAACGCGGGACGCGCCCTTGTTTTCAAAATGGCGAGCAAAGCCGAACCAGACCGCGAACACCATGGCGGCAATCGCGGCCCATCGGCCAAACGGAGTGATGAGGAAGGGAATGATGGACGCGATCATGGGGCGGACCGCTTCTTGGACCAGAGCCAAAATCCGGTGATAGAGAGCGACAGCGCGCCTGCCAGCATCGGTTGCGAGACTGCCCAATCCTTCAAGGTCCATATCTGCTCTCCCAGGTCTTTCCAGATGGAGATGTTGGTCACGCTGTCGGAAATCTCAGCCGGAACGCTTGGGATCGGCAGGCCAGGAATGGTCTGCGTCGCCACGACCGTTGCCGCACCGGCTGCCGTTGCCACTGTGGCGGGCTTTGCCGGTTCCGCCGATGCAGAAACCGTTTGAGGCATGAACGGCTCCTCCGGCTTCTCAACGGGCTTCAGGAAGAGTGCCGCTTCGCGCATGCGACGCGAAACGAGGCCCGGCAACACCCGCCCGCCGCCCTGGTTCCACAGACGAAACGCTTGTGCGGCTCCCGTCCTATCGCCCTTGTTCAGCCGTCTTAGGATGCTAGACCTTGCGAATGCAGCCGCTCCGATATTGTAGGCCAGCGAGACCATGGCATCATATTCGTTCTGGTTGATTTCGACCGTTACGCTCCTGCTGACCGCAGCCTCGAACTTCGCGACCTCGCGGCGCAAGGCCTCTTCCGCCTGCTCAGCGCTCCACACCATGCCGAGCTTGACGCCTTCGGTGCAGCCAAACCCGATCGTTGCCACGCCCGCCGGGCATAGGTAGGCAGCGCATGATCCGTCTTTGAGGCGCGTGTGGTAGCCCTCGAAATTCTTGATCAGCCGCAGGCCTTCATCGCTGATTTTCATTCCTCGCCCCCCGTGATCTGGTCGAGACGGCGGAAGCTCTCCTGCTGCGCGGAAACCTGACGCTCCAGCTCGGCAAGCTTGGCCTTCAGCTCGTCAACGTCTTCCAGAGGGGCGGCCTCGACAGCAACGCCGCCCTTGGTGGCCCGGTAGGTTTCCAGAGCGTCCGCAGAGGCCTTCACAGAGGTCCGCTTGGCGGCTTCTGCGGCTTCCCGCTCCCGGCGCACCTGCTCGTCACGGGCTTGTGCGTAGGGCTCCAGAATCCAGCCGAACGCTGCGTTGAAATGCGCCTCATCGATCGGCATGTCGCCGGGCCTGATGTTGGGACGCATCGCGTTGCTAGTCACAATGGTGCGGTATTCAACATGACCCTGTCTGCTGTCCGTGTTGTACTGCACCGCCGCCACGTCATCCCACTTCGTCGACGGGTCGCCATCGAACACGCTCCAGTCCACATCAGGCAGCGGCACGGCCACGCCGTCGCAGATGACCGTCTTGTCCTCGACTACGATGGTGATTTGCATGTCTGAGCCTCGATAAGTTTTGCGTCCTGCTGTTTTGAAAGTTCTTTTGCCCGGTACTCCGGGTTGAAGACCATTTCCCGGAATTGGGTCATCGCGGAGTGCGTGCCGTCCGACTGGCGCAGGACTTCGCCCTGGAGGAACAGCACCAGGTCATCCACGCAGCCCCAGGCATGACGCTCCTTGCCCGTGAAAGGATCGGCTCCCGGCAGCGAGCGCCACCTGTTGCAGGTTCCGGAACAGACCAGATCCCGGCATTTTTTCTCGAAGGCCGTGTGGTGGCAGAGCTTGTCCTTGTCGGGGAGTTCGAACGTCATGACTTCTGCCCGATCACGGAGCCGACTGTTTTGACGGCCATGTTGAAGGCATTCATGGTCAGCGAGTGATTGTGAGCCGTTGTTGAGCCTGTCGAACTCGTCGCAGATACCGTGGTTGCGCTGTCGCCTGATCCATTATAGCCAGGATAGCCAGACCCAGAAGTAGTTGTCGTGTATGCACTAGAAGTGAGTGGATGGGTATGTGCCGCCGTCTTCGAGATCGATGGCGTGTCGTTGCCAATTGTGCCGGTCAGCGTCTGGCTGGCAAACAAAGTGCTGGCGGCAACAGAGCCTCCCGTTGAAACGGTGCCAGTCGTGAATGCCAGAATCGCGTCGTTGTAGGATGCGCCCGTTTCCTTGGTCCAACCCGTCGGCGGGGTCGTCTGCTGAAACAGTACGCGTGCACCAGCCGAGAAGATGTAACCCGCCGTGCGCCATTCCCCCAACAGATCAGCGGTGAGGTTTTCCCAATTGATATGCCGGTTTCCGGCTGCCGATGCGATGAAGGCTGGAAGCTTGTCACCAGTCGTCAATGTCGTGACGGCGGACAGCGCATTGGGGTTTCTGACATAGCGCACGTCAGCGGCGTCTTGTGTCAGGAAGCTTCCGCCCGATGTGCCAGAGGCCACGACAGCGCCCTTGACGTTGTCGTGCTCGGCAATGGTAATGCTGTTCGATGAGATCGTGATCTTATAGGCACTGGTATCGGTGTAGACGAGCGTTTTGGTACTGGAGCCATAGGCCGTGACCGGGTATCCTGCCGAATCCGTGTAGATGGTCGATCCGAGCGATACGGTCAGATCGGCGTCGGCATAGACGAGCTTCGGCGTGGTTGTGCCAGCCTCGCAGAATGTGACCTCGCAAGAGGAAAAGGGCACGCCGGATGTATCAATCAGACGTTGACCAGGGGTAAAGACTGCTACGGCGTCTGCCATGTGCTTGCGTTCCTATCGAGATGAGAGAACGTGAGAGACCCGGAACGCTACAAGGGCATCTTCATTTTCGTTGTCACCACCATCATCATGACCATCCTTGGTCTATGGCTGGCCTGGGTGCGGGACACAGGCCGGTGGCATCTATTTGCGATCTACTGCGCCGTCATGGCGGTGATCATCATCAAGTACTGGGATTACCGGGACTGACGTTCAATGTCAGACCGCGTGATGCTTCCGCGAAGCGGCAAACCGGCTTGGCCTGCAGCCGTGACGGCTGGTGTGAGATTTGGAACACGCGGGCGCACGGCTCCACTGACAGCCTGCCGCGCCGTCGCTGCGTTCCAGGCATTGCCGACGCCGGTATAGTTCAGGGCTGCCGTTGCTGGCTTGCCAAGCCCAAAGGCATCAAGAACCTTGAGCAATCCCTCCTTCATGAAGGAGGCGGCTGTATAGCCTGACCCCGAGGCATTGGGCGGCTTATAGGCAATGGCCTCCATCGCCCGAAGAAACGAACGGATTTCCAACATCTCTTGCGGACTGTAGAGCGTCTGCACAACGCTGCGCTGGTTGTTGAAAGCCGTCTTGATGTTGGAAACGATCTGCTGAGGCCCGGCCATTTCACCCGTCTTTGCAGTCACCATCCGCGTCCAATAGGCCAGCTTCAGATCGGCCATTGTCTGCTCAGCCGCATCGGGTGCAAATTGCTTGAGAGCGCCCTTGATGCTGTTGAGAGCGGAGACCATCCCTGCTGCGGCGTTTTTCGAACCCTGCGATCCAAACAAGGCTTTGATGACCTCTTCGCCGCTGTCCGCCTTCTCGCCATCGAGAATGCGCGACAGGCGTTGCCCTGCCGGGGATAACGTGCCTTGCGCGGTCTTTGGCTCAAACAGCGCCCGCACGTCGCGTGTAAAGCCACGCGCTTTGACAAGGTTCATTGCGGCAACCGGATCGCCTGCAAGAAGACTCTTTTCCGCTGCGTCCGTGATCCAATCGTTAAACCCGTCATACATGGCCCCGGACATGGCCTTATCGGAGCCTTGCGCCCCATCCATGAGAGACCCAAGCGACCGGCGCATCTGATCAATGTTCTTGTTCGGGCTTGCTTTCAGCCATTCCGCCGCCTTTTCGGGAGCTTCGCCCTTCATGAACCGTTCAATGGATCGTGCCATGGCCGACGCAGAAGGCGTCACGGTTTCATCCGGCATCATGCCGCCAAGCTTGGCATTGAGAAAATCCGGCAGCGTCTTCAAGGCTTCCGGCGTGGCCTCCAAGGCTGTCGCGCCTTTCCAAGCTTCTCTTTCGGCCTGCTTGGCCGCTTCCCGTGCCGATTGAAGCCCGGCTTGAACGTTTTCACCAAGCATCGCAGGGCCAGGGCGCAAGCCTGCATTGGCCGGATTGATGGTTTCCGCAACGCTCTTGCCCCCGGTGCCGCCCATTCGTCCGAGCGCAGCATCCGACACAGCGGCAGCCTGGCGCTCATCAAACCCGCGCATCGTGTCTTGAGCGGCTTCGCCGTAAAGACGGCGGCGCATCCCTTCTTCCTGCGTCAAGAGATATGGGTCTTTTGTCACCTGCCCGCGCGTTGCCGGAATGCCGTAGCGGTCAGCGCCCGCCTTAATGGCCGCTGCCGCTTCATCGCCCGTTTCCGCCAGCGTCTTAGCAAACCCTTGAGCGAAATCCGGCGTTATGTCCGATGGATCAACGCCGGCCTTGCGGGCGGCCTCGATACCCTTGGCCGTCAACTGCCCCGTGCTCTTATCGATATAGCCGGGGATGGTCACGAACTTGCGCCAGAGTGCACCGGAGACCTTGGACACAACCGGCCCCGCCGCGCCAATGCCTGCCATGAGGCCAGCCTTGCCGACATCGAGACCCTGTTCTGACCCTTGCGCCATCGTGGCGGCATCCCCGCCAAGGCTGGTTGCGCCAGATGCCACGCCTTGCGCAAGCGCTTGCAAGCCAACACCCGCTCCACGCGTCAGCGCTCCTGCAGCACCACCCGTCACCAGATAGGGCAGAGAGCCATAGACCGCGCGCGATACGTCCTGTGTATCCAGTCCAGGCTTGTTGACGTAACCGCGCTGTTCGCGGCCATCGGCCCCGCGCGTGACAATGACCGGATAATCATTGGCGTCCTTCTCCTGGCGAATGAACCTGTCGCCAAGGTTCTTTTGGATCACGTCCGCCATGGCTTCATCGCTGGCACCGCCGATGGCCGCGTTGGCAGTCGGATTTCCAAGCTCGTTGCGGAATTGCTCGAACACGGTTCCGGTTTCAGCTTCACGCGGGTCTTGCCGCCCGCGCACGCTGTTGACGATCCATTCGCCCCAGCCCTCCTGTTTAGGTTGGGAGGGTTGCTGATCTGAAACAATCTGCTCTGGCGCACCAAGAAGCCTGTCAGCGTACCCGCTGCGCATTGGCGCTTGCGTCTGAACGGGGCCGCTGCCGAGCAATCTATCTGCATAGCCTCCCATCAGATGCCAAACTCCCGCTTGAGTTGCTGATCAACGCGCTTTTCAATGCTCATGGGATCGGCTTTCGGATTGGCCGCCTTGAGATCGCGCTCTATTTCAGCGCCGCGTTGTTCGATAATGGCCGGAACGTCATCCAGCGACATGAACTGATCTAGCGAGCCTCGGTCGAAGTTGAGTCCCTTCGCGCGCATGAAGTTTAACCGCGCAACCGCCGACTTCAGGGAGCGCGTCGTGCGATCAGCCTTGGCCTTGAAGCTCACAGGATCGTCGCCGTCGAATATCCCTGTTCCAGCCACGGGCTGATCGTTCTGAATGCGCTCGTATTCCTGCGGCGTGACGGCCGCGCCGGAAAGTTCCTTCAGAATGGTATTGAGGTTGTTGACGGCAGCAGAGCGGAAGGACGCATACCGCCCAAGCTCTTTCTCATCATCCGGCTTGAGCTTCCCGCCGAATTTCGCCGTCCACGATGCGCCCGTCATCTTCATGCGGTTTGTGATGTCAAGGAACTTCGGATCGAATCTCTGCATGATGTCGTTGAGGCGGCCAAGCTGAGTTGTCGCGTTCAACGTGCGTTCTTCGATCTGGTTCACGGTTGGCTTGGCAAGGCCTGATACATCAGCCGCGCCACCGTTCGCCGCATCCAGAATGGCCTTTCCTGCGGCTGAAAACTTCGGACTGAGCAGCATCGTACCGCCCAGTTCCATGGCATCAGACCGGCTCATACGGCCATACGGCGTGTCGATCATATCCTGTTGAGGCGATGCTGCCTGGGCCGGTGCTGTACTGTCCGCAACAAGCTGAACGCCGGGAATCATTTGGGGGGAAGCCGAACCT